ACCACGCACAAGAGACTGTCGAGGTGTACCCGACCCCGAAGGGGAAGGTACCGAGTGAGAAATACAAGGCTTGGCTTGCGTAGGTGTAATGGGGTATGGACTAAAACAAAGGGGGGATAGACTAAAGCACTTGACATTGTCAAGTAATCGTGGTATAATTTAATCTCGCGTAGGAAGTTCTGCGTGAGTCAACCCGCCTAACAATGTTAGGCACATCGTTAGAAGCAAGGAGTTAGAAATGTCAGAAGTATCTTTCGGTAAGCGCATCACGCTCAAGCAAGCAGCAACACTGATTGCGACTAACCCAGAGACTCGGTTCCTGTTGCAAGGCGAACCGGGTATCGGTAAGAGTTCCCTGCTCAAAGCCATCGCCGATCAGCTCGGTTATGAGTATGCGTATATTGACGTACCCAACATGGACTTGGGCGACATCGCAATGCCGGTGATCGACCACGACACCAAGACCACCCGCTACTACCCCAACGCTCGGTTCAAAGTGCACGAGGGCAAGCCCGTGGTCATCATGCTTGACGAGTTTTCCAAGGGCGCAGACCCAGTGAAGAACATGCTGCACCCCATGCTTGAGAAGGCAAATCCGCGATTGGGTGACGTGAGCCTGCACGACAAGAACGTGGTGTTCATGACAGGTAACCTGAGCACCGATGGGGTGGGGGACAACCTGAAGGCGCACAGTAGGAATCGCATCGTGCCTGTGACTATCAGCAAGCCCACAGCCGAAGAATGGATCGAGTGGGGTATTGGTAAGGGCATCGAGCCCGAGGTGCTGGCATGGGTTAATCAGTATCCTCACGCAATGGCAAGCTACACAGACGCGGCGCAAGGTGACAACCCATACATTTACAACCCACGCAAGACCACGGGTGCGTTTGTATCGCCCCGCTCGCTGGAGACTGCATCTAACATTGTTAGGACTAGGAAGCTCAACGACCCGGATACGGTTATCGCTGCGCTTACAGGTGCAGTCGGTGAGGCTGCGGCGCGTGATATGCAAGCGTACATCGAGTTTGCCGATCAGCTCCCTACATGGGAGGCAACGATCAAAGACCCGAAGAACACCAAGCTGCCAACGAGCCCCGGTGCGTGTGCCATCGTAGTGTTCGGTGCGATCAGCCGAGTGGATAAGCAGAGCATCACGCCGTTCATGGAGTACCTTGAGCGGTTCGATGCCGAGTGGCAAGCGGTGTTTGCAATCAACATCGCCAAGACATCGAGCAAGCAGTCCATTGCGTTTAGTTGCAAGGCGTTTGCCGACTGGGTCGCTAAGAATCAAGACTTGCTGTGATAGAGATAACAATGTTAGGAGTAACCAGATGAACGAAGAACGTAAGTTGCAGAAGGCCAAGATCAGCCTGATGCGTAGCCCCAAGTTTGCCCTTCTCTCGGGCATCCTGATGGTGGGCAGAACCACGGTCGAGGACAACATCCCGACAGCCATGACTAACGGTCGAGATGATCGGTTCGGTCGGGCGTTCGTCAAGAAGTTGTCGGACAAAGAGCTTAACTTTGTGGTGGCTCACGAGGCTGCACACAAGATGTTCAGGCACTTGACTACGTGGACCAAGCTGCACGATGAGAATCACAGGCTGGCTAACGCTGCTTGCGACTACGTCATTAACTTAATGCTGCGTGACTTGGACCCCAACGAGCAGGTTATTGCCATGCCGAGGTTTACCGATGGTCCGATGCAAGGCAAGCACATGGGCCTGATCGACGAGCGGTTCCGGGGCATGAATGCCAAACAAGTCTTTGACATTCTCAAGGATGAGCAAGAGGAAGGTGCCGGAGGTGATGGCGAAGGCGGCGAAGGCGGTGAAGGCGGCATCGACGAGCACGATTGGGGCGGTGCCAAAGATATGTCCGAGGAGGACAAGAAGCAACTTGCCCGTGACATTGATCAAGCTATCAGGCAGGGACAGATTGCCCACCAAAAGGTTGCAGGTAGCGGCGCAGGTGGTGTGGACCGACTGCTTCAAGAGTTGCTGGAGCCTAAGGTGGATTGGCGCGAACAGTTGCGTGAGTACGTCAAAGCTGTGTGCCGAGCCAAAGACAAGAGCTCATGGCGCAAGGTTAACCGTAGGTTTCTGTCTACGGGTACGTACATGCCCAGCATGATTGGCGAGAGGGTTGGTCACTTGGTAATTGCCATCGACACATCTGGGAGTATTGGCAACAAGGAGTTGGCTGAGTTCCTCGCTGAAGTCAAGGGTATTGCCGAGGAGGTCAACCCCGAGAAGGTGGACCTGCTGTATTGGGACAGTGAGGTGGCTGCACATGAGGAGTACGACGAGGCATCAATACCTAACATTGTTAGCTCGACCAAACCAAAGGGGGGTGGGGGCACATCACCATCATGTGTGTCACAGGCGCTGAAGGAGAAGAAGATTGAACCTGAGTGCATCATCATTCTTACTGATGGCTACGTCGGTAACGATTGGGGTTCGGAGTGGACTGCGCCGACTCTTTGGTGCATCGTCAACGGGGATAAGGGTGTTACCGCCTCGAACGGCAAGACGATTCATATTACTGATTGACAAGGGGGAAGAGAGCATGATCGTAGTAGACATAGGCTGGAACAAGTTTGTCCTCGGACGTGAGGATGGCCTCAAGCTGGTAGAGCTGCTTGAAAAGGCAGAGCTGTATGAGGAGAAGTACATTGACAAGGCAGATCGAGGGGAGGATGGGGCAGACCACAGCTATCACGTCTACCCCAATGACAAGACTTTCTCGATGCGACTGTTGCCGACGCAGATGTACCAGATGGCAAAGCTGGCTGGGAAACCGGCAAAGAGCTAACAATGTTAGGTGAGCACCATGCCAAGACGCAAAAAGAAATACATGCTGCTGCGTGGAAAGTTTGGTTCGTTCATTGTTGTCGAGCGCAGATGGTACGACTACACAGGCATCAGCAGGAAGCGCATGTGGAAGATTGTTAGTGAAAGCGACGATCACGGAATGCTTGCAGCGATGGCAGGGTTGACTGACAAGCACGTAAAGATGGAAGTAAATTTTTAACCAAGGAGAACTGAAATGAGTATTAGCGCAAGTGCATTATTAGTGGAGCTGAACATCAGCGTGTGGCCTGCAAGTAAGGTTGATCGTGAGATCACCGACAAGGTCAACTCAGATGCTGGCGCGGTGCAAGGGGCATCGCAGACGAAGAAGAACCTATTTGCGGGTACGAGCTTACGCAAAGATATCGAGAAGTTTGCGGCGCGGGTTCGGCTGTATCACAACCAACATACCCTGCCGTGGGCCGACAAGGGCGAGCGGTTACTGCCGACTCGGTTGTTCATGGACTACAAGACTACGATCAACAACTACGAGCATACGTTCAATACGATGTGCAACAACTTCTTTGTGGAGTACCCGCGCTTGGTAGCCGAGGCACCCAACGCGCTGAAAGCTCTGTACAAGGCCGAGGACTACCCGGACATCGAGGACGTGCGTACCAAGTTTGGATTCCGACGTACGGTCAAGCCCGTGCCCGAGGCTGGAGACTTCCGACTCGACGTTCCCGCTGAAGACATGAGGGAACTGGTAAAAACGTTCGAAGAGCAGCAAAAAGAAAAGCTGGCTGAGGCTGTGCGTGAGCCGTGGGAACGCCTTCACGCTGAGCTGACCACGATCAGCAAGAAGCTGACGGACACCGAGGGTGACGATGGCAAGAAGCGTTATCACGACACACTTATCAGCAACCCGCTGGAGCTGTGTTCGCTGTTGACCAAACTCAACATCACAAACGACCCGAAGTTGGAAGAGGCAAGGCGTCAGCTTGAGCTAACAATGTTAGGTGCAGACATCGAGAGCATCAAAGAAGACGCTCATTGCCGCAAGCAGTTGAAGTCTAAGGTCGAAGACATCTTGAACAAGTTTAATTTCTAAACGACGAAAGGGAAGACGATGAGCACAACTATGAACATGCTAGACCTGCCATGCGTAAGCATATCCGCTGGTACGGCTAAGCGCCACAACATCACCAACAAGAGCGAGCTACCTGCACCAAGAACCTCTATCAATGACTTGGTCGTTGCGTTGTCAGTGATCAGACCACTGTGGACTTTCTCAATCACAGATGACGGCGGCTTACGGAACTACGGCTTTGAAGTACACCAAAGCGGTGAGAAGTTGGGCGAAGTGGCTTGGGGGTACTTCAGAAGTAACTACGGATTTATTATTAAGAACGAACGTATAGCCAAGGACAGAACGCGAGGGAGTAACTACAGAACGTCAGACACGAAGAAGGCTCTGGCAATGATCAAGAAGACGTTCTATCGGCAAAACTTCACCGAGCGGTTCGCAAACGCTGCTACAACAATAGACAGGTTGTTGAGCTCCGAAATATACGAGAAGCGCTCTAAGGCTGCTAAAGCTAGAGGGGAGATGAACGAGCAGGCAACTCTGTTTGCGTATGCGTTCCACAACGAATTCATAGACTTTTTGAAGTCGAAAAACAGGCATAACATTTGGGAAACGCACACCGTCGCAAACCTTGAAATGCGTACCATCGAAGACGCAAAGAAAGCGCACGATTCTGCGAACGCAGCCATAGTTCTACGTGCAGATGGGCAATACATTGTCAAACTGCGTGACAAGGTAGAAATCATGGACGATACTACGCTCCCTCCATGGTTGAAGGCTAAGCTCGGCATGCTCAAGTTGGTAGAAAATGATCACTTTGTCTCTGATGTAGGTTGTCGGGTAAACGCTGAATGTTTCATGGTGCTAGCTAAGAACGAGGAGGATCAGATATGAAGAGAACAGACCCGTGGATTCCCGTAGGGCATCCTGACTTCAAGTGGACTAGCGGCGCTGATGTGCAGAAGACATGGCGCAAATATGGGTGGGTACCGCCCAGCGAGTTCCGCCCCCCGGTGGTTGTGGAAACCAAGGAACCCGAGTGGGTGCAGTTTAGGAGGGTGAAATGAACAACCCGTTTGACCTTGACAACTACAAGCCACAGATCAACCTGAAGGACTTGGAAAAATCCCGGCGCAGTGCGTATCAGTCAAGCCGCATCGTCAATGAGAAGCGCAAGGCTGGCGTAGAACCAAGTGCAGCATATGGCGCGAGTTATGGGGGCGTACCGCAAGACTACGCCACAGAGATGCCTGTGATGCCGATGCACAAGCGCAGCGTGCAGAGGAAGGAGAAAAGGAAATGACTGACCGCGAGATCATGGATCAGGCGCTGAATGCTCTGGAGGAGATCAACAAGTTGAGCATTGGTGAAAACGCAATTTGCTTACCCGCAGAAATTGACACCGCGATGGACGCTTTGCGCGAGAGGCTGGCGCAGCCAAAGCAGGAGCCGGTGTCTGGCGTCGTGCTTGATGAACATGGATTAGGTGCTTTGGTGAAAAACGGGAGCGAAGATTGGCACTGTAAAAAACATAACGCTCGCCGCCTCTACACCGCCCCACCGCCGCGCAAATGGGTTGGGCTGACGGATGAGGAGATGCACGAGTGCTGGGGTGACCCGCTGACACCGCTTGGCATGAAACACGCACGAATGATTGAAGCCAAACTCAAGGAGAAGAACACATGACCAAAGATAAAGTGATTGAAGCACTCAAGCTGGCGCAGGACGCGTTGCACATGGCGACTCTACCTTTTCCGATTGACCCCGTGAAAACGCAACGGGCACTTGATGCTGTGGACAAAGTGCTTGATGAGATCAAGCCCGATGGGATGTTGTTTGACGATTGGGGAGGGTGGAAATGACTTACGAGGACATTCACTCATGCAGCTACCACTGCCAAAGACCAGCCTGTACATTGCGCCAGCGTGATGAGTTGTGGGCGTTGGTGGAGAAGATTTACAGCACAGTCAATGAGATCGAACCGGGCAACCGCTGGACATTTGAGCAAGTGATGGCATACGCCATCGACAAACTGAAGGAAAAGAATGAAGTGCCCACTGTGCCGAGCGCCAACTGAAGTCAAACACACCAAGGATGACAATGGAACACCAATCAGACGAAGACACTGCTTTAACGACCACAGCTTCTACACGAAAGAAGTCCCGGTCACAGACCCAAAGCCTAAGCGAACGTATGGCAAAAAATTGGCCGTTCACGAGGGTAGACCCGAAGTTGCTCGAAAGAGCACACAGAGAGGCTAAAGCAAAACAAATTATTGACGCAGAAGAGGCACCATTTTGACTACAGGAATCGAAGAACTCAAACCAATCAAGAAACGCAAGGGGCGTGGACCCGGTAAGAAACCCGCGCTCGCTTGCACGAGCTTGCGTCTGCCAAAGAATGTGATGGACTATTTCAACACGCACTTTGCCGACACAAAGCAAGCCAAGATGAGAGAAATTCTTACCGAGTATGTCCAAAACCAAACACAAGGAGAAATGTATGGGACGCAAGAAAATGTCACACGCTGAGCAAGTGCGCCAACTGGCGGCACAGGGGCTACCCCCCAAAGAGATAGCCAGCAGACTCAAGTTGCTCAGGCAGTACGTGTATCAGGTTATGAGTAATCAACGTAAACAGATAAAAGGGGGAGCGGAGAATCAAATCACGACATTGCCTATCACTATGGAGGAACACGCAGCCGATCCGGTCAACCACCCAGCGCACTACAAGGTGGGCGGTATCGAGACCATCGACTTCATCGAAGCCAAACAGTTGAACTACAACCTTGGCAACGTAGTGAAGTACCTCACCCGCGCCGACCACAAGGGCAACCGCAAGCAAGACCTTGAGAAAGCCATGTGGTACCTCAAGCGAGAGATTGAAAGGCCGCATCAGCCCGCCTAACATTGTTAGGTGCTTTCCCTAAGCCGCCTCCGGGCGGCTTTTTTGCGTCTGGGCCTTGACAAAGTCAAAGGGTGTGCTAGACTGGCTCTTCGATTTTAACTGGAGAGTTAGATGGCATTTGGACAAAACCCCGCGATGACTGACCCCTCCTCTTTTGGGCAGTTGAACTGCCCGTGCGGGGGTGGGGGCAACCTGCACCACGGCAACGCCACGATCTTTAAGCGCGTAGAGGACGGAAACACAACCACTGTCATCGCCCAAAACGGCAACACTGTCCAGCGCAGCGACTTCCCGAGTGCTGACACCTGCAACCCTAGCCCTCGCCGCAGTGGGATGCTCATTGAGTTTTCATGTGAGCAGTGCCCCGGTACGAACCTACAGTTGGCGGTCTTCCAACATAAAGGCCACACGTTTATGGAGTGGGTCTAGTGGCTACCCCCGAGGCCAAGGTCAAAGCCAAGATCAAGGCTTTGCTCAAAGAACACAACGTCTACTACGCTATGCCGATTGGCACGGGCTATGGCAACGCCGGTGTGCCTGACTTCCTTTGCTGCGCTGGGGGAGTCTTTCTGGCTATCGAAGCCAAAGCAGGTAAGGGCACAACCACCGCCCTGCAAGAAAAAAACCTGCGGCAGATCACCGAGTGCGGAGGTACCGCGCTGGTAATAAATGAGAACAACCTAACAATGTTAGGTGAGGTACTAAAGAGTTTGACCCAAGGAGAAACGAAATGAACATTGAGATAGGCGCAGGCATTCAGGCATTGGTTGGCCGCATGGGGACCAACCCAGAAGAGTTCTTTGACGAAGCCCCCAAGTGGCGCTTCATGTTCGCCGACCGCTTCCGCGACACCATGACTGAGTCAGAGAAAGGTGCGATTCACGCAGCCCTCAAGGAAGTGCGGCGCAAAGAGTTTGAGCATAAGGTGATGCGGACGCTGCTGGAGGGCAGTTTGCAAGAACAAGTAATCAGCGCTCTTAGCGTAAGCACCGGGACTTACACGCAATCAACCGGGCT